GCACCTTGTTTCTTTAATGCTTGATGTCTATGATTGCCATCAATCATAGTGCCATCTTTATGAACTACAATTAGAGGAGCATTATTCAAATCACTTTTAGCCATATTATCTATCTTATTTTGATCTCCTTCCCAACCATCTGCTGGTGATACAGAGTCTATAGAAATAGTTTTATATTTAAAAACTTTATTTTGTCTTACCCATCCAAGCCAATCTGGATGATGCTTCTCTTTCATAGCCTTTTCTAAGTATGCTATCATTTCATTAGTAGTCATATCTTTCATTTTCCTGGCATTCCTGTTCCAAAGTTTAATCTACTAAACTCTAATCTATCTACTAATTTTAATGCGTTGCCCATTCTGTCTACAGCAACAAATCCTTCTTCGCCTGTTACCTCATATCCATTTTCAGTTTCTTTAAATGTAGGTAACTGTCTAATTGTTTCTAATTTTTTAACAATAAGAACTTTTGAATGTATAATTTTTAAATATAGATCATATACACTTACAATACTTGGTACATGTTCTTTTATAAACTTAACGCCTTGTACTAACTTATCATTCATTTCGTCTTGCTTAGCCTGAGTCTTATATCCGTCTATTTTCTTCTGCATAAATGTAATATATTTTTGTACAAATCCTTGTGCAAATTTTGTAGGCTCATCAAATGCCCCTGCTCTAATATTATTATTTACATGTGCTTTTAATTGTTGTAGGAAATCTTTACCTATGACATCGTTACCTTTCTCTAACCAACTAAATGTTGCAGAATCTATTGTTTTTAAATATGCATCTGCCTCTTTAATAGCACCCATAACTTCTTCGCTTTCATTATTTGTTAAAGTTACTACGCCTGAAAAGTCTTTTATTAAGGCGTCTCTATGCCAAACTTTAGAACTTTGTCCTAGTACACTACTATCAAAACCGTATTTGGCTCTTGTATCGGCTAGTGTAGGGCCTCCTACATACTCTGTATGCCAAACAATACCTATATCAGCATTAGCAATTTCTTTTGCTAAATTACTATTTGTGGGTACTGCGTAAACAATAGTATTTGGCTTAAATACTAATACTTGTTCTCCGTCTATATTAGTTTGTTGTAAATCTTCTTTGGAAAATAACATATCGCCCTGTGCTACAGTATTCCAATTTAAATTTTTTAATGTTCTTAATGCTAATTTTAATTTTTCCTGTAAGCCTTCTGCAGGATGATTTTCTTCTATGTCTTTATCTGTGAAATTTATTTTAGGTTTTTGTGCAAATACACCCTTGGTACCCACAAAAAATTTACCTGTTTCTGGATCTTTACCAGCAATTACGGCGGGTGCTCCGTCCCACTTAGTCGTCATACTAACTGGACTTTCAGAATTTCCTTCTAGCATTTCGTGTAGACTATATAGATAATTAATTGCTTCTTTGGCACCCTGATAACCTCTATTAAAAATATTGTCTTCCAGATGCTCTAAGTGAGTATTTTTATTTTCTGCTTCTAATATAATTTCTTTTACGAAACTACTTGAAATATCTAAAAATTTCATTGCCTTATTTTAGTAGGCCAGAACTATTTTTATTATTGTCTTTATTTTGAAGAGAATCAGGAGTTGCAAATCCTTTTTGTAGTTTTTCAACACTTACACCAAACACTCTATTACTATCGACTGTTCTAACTTTAACTAATTCTTTTTTCTTAGCCATTTTTTTAAAATCTACATCTGTATATTCTTGCTCTAGTGAAACATCAACAGGGTCGCCTTTTTTAGATATAAAATGCATTGAAAATCCTTTAGGATACCTTTCTGTGGGAGTACCCATCATTTTATCTATACCTTGACCTATCGCCGATCCAATACCCGCTCCAAACTTTCTGCTTATACCAGTTTGAGAGTCCATATCCTGTCCCAGTTTACCTAAAAATCCAGGTGCTTTCTTTTTAGTTGCAAGTGGGCCTTTATTAAACATACCTTTGAATCTTGTTAGCAATGTTGGTTGTAATTTGCCGCCAGACCTTATAACTCCTGCTGTTTTAAGTATCTCATATTCTAGTCTTGAGCCTTGCTCAATTTCTGTTTTTACACCATCAATTGTCGCAAGAAAAACTTGATTTGTCTCGTCCCATTCATATGCTACATTGTTATGGTTAACTTTTTGTTTGTCCTTTAAAAGGTCTGCTTCTATTAACGGATATGCAGTATTATTAATTACTTCTTTAATCAGCATTGTCTTCTCTTTGAGATTCTTTTATAACTTTCTTTATACCTCTGGAGAATTTTTTAACGTCTTTGCCTCTTATACTATTAATAAGTCTATTAGTCAAATCCTTTGCTGTTTTTTCATCATAATGTAATTCTATTTGTTCAATTAGATTAATTGCACTAGTAATTACATGTTCGCCTCTATTAGATGTCACATGATTTCTATCTCTATCAACAGAAATTTGATTAAGTTCTTCTAATATACTTCTAGCCTTAGGCATGATGTCTCCAAAAATATTGTATAATGCTATTTATCATTATAAGTCATTCTTTTTGAGGAACTCACGCATGTTCATGGCTTGTCCTATAGTGTCCTTTTGCTCAGGCTCTTCTGCTTTTATAGAATTACCTCTTTTTAGTTGATCAACTAAACTAGTTGTTGTAATTGTATCTGCATCTTCATCGCCTTCTTGTAAATCTTCAATACGCAATGTATCAGGGTCAAATCTTAAATCTACCTTTGTGCCTACACCACTACTACTTCTTGTTTTCATAAACTGTATTTGATATCTACCCTTTTCTCGCATAGCATTACTTGTGAATATACCTACAACATTATCTGCTGTTTGTATTTTACTAATACCACCTGCAATATGATGATGATCAAATTCTATTTCTTCTACTGCACCTCTGTTTAACTGCGATGCTGTAACAAATAATAAATCTCTTTCTACTGCTAAATTACGCAACTCCTCAGATACATATTTGTCTTTAATAAACAAATCGCTACCACTTACTTTTGCACTAATAGGCATCATTAAATCTAAATAATCTACTAGTAAACAGTCTACTTTTTCACCACAAGATATTTCATATTCACGCAAAAATACTCTTATGTCATTTGCATTAACACCGTTAGGCATCTGCTTGACTCTAAGTTTACCAGCACCTTTGGCTTTCATACGCACCTTCAAATCTACATCATCCATATTACGCATAACTTCTTTTGTACCATAACCAGATACCATACTATCTAATCTCATACTAATAAGTTGCTCACTGAGCTCTAAACTAATATAAACAGTATTCATACCTGCAAGGGACCAATTCACTGCAAAGTTTTGTAAAAATAAACTTTTACCTGCACCAGAACCACCAGCAAAGATTGTCATCTCTCCTCTGTTCATGCCACCATATAGTTTATGATCTATACCTTTCCAACCTGTACTAATTGCACCTGCTTGATCTTTTATCCATTGTAGTCTTTCTTTAGGATTTTCAAAATATTCTAATCCCAAGTCTTTTACTAAACCAACTTGACTTGCATCTTTAATTTTATTTTCCACAGTACCATAGTCTTGATTTTCTAACAAGTCAGTACTTTCTATAATTGCTTTTTCTAATGCCTTATGCCTACAAAATGTTTCAAATTCATTCATAAACCATTCATGATGATCAGGAGTTACATTAGGTATTGGCTCTAAAGTCACACCAGATACGGCACTAACTTGCTCTGGTGTAGGAATCGCATTAAATTCAGTACTATGAGAAACAAATAATTCAACTGCTTTCCTGTACTTCATATTAAAATACACAGGATTTACAATATTTTGACACCTTGCAAATAGATCAGGGTCACTTAATAAGAATCTTAAAAATAATTCTTGTGTTTCTTCGTTATATTGTTTTATATCTGCCATCTTTTCTTTATCTCATTGTATATATATCTAAAAATTATGTCATGTCCTACTTCGTTTGGATGACCGTCGTCAGGACTTTCTTCATTACCTTTAACTATTTCTGTTAAAAATCTATCACATATTATAGATTCGTCTATCATTTTATATAATTCTTTACAAAAAATATTATTGGATACACTTTGCCTAGATTCTTTAAAGTAAAATCTAGGTAAGCATCTTGCTGATAATCCTACTTGTAAAAGTTTAATTCCTTTTTGTTTGCAATATGTTTGCAATAAAATAATATTTTTAAAGTATTTTATAACTTCAGTTATATCAGATTCTACAAACGACTTATACTGCTCAAATACTTTTCGTTCTGTTTTAGTATCATTTTGAATTTTATCTAAATCATTTTTTGTATAATCTGTAATACTAATATCATATAATACATCTTCCATTGTTGTTACATATCCTATCCACAATTTATTTGCTATATTAAACCATTCTCCCCTATTAGGCGTAGGATGTTGTACTACTAATACTACATTGTTCAAATCTATTCCTTTATTTTTTTCAAAATATTCAATAGTAGTTCTAACAACTCTATCGTTAGAGCCTCCTTCAACTGCTAAATTAGTAACATCAGTAAATCCTTTTGTGCCGTTAAAACGACTAGGCCATACCCAATCTGGAGCCATACTATTTTCAGAGTCCTTATGCCCAAAAGTAAAACTACAACCATTTGCTATTAATTTCATATTAATGTCCTACATGTACTCCAAACATATACCCTAAAAAGAAAACTATTGGTCCTAAAATTAACAAGTCTACAATCCAATGTAATGCTATAGACATAGTGACAATTTCCTTCCAATGTAACTTGCAAACTTTTTTCCAATGATTAAACTTTTTGTTCATAACATTTTTGCCTTTACTTCTATTTTAAGTTTATTGTTAGTTGCATGTTTTATTATACTGCTCACTGTTGCTAATCTTCCATACATATTAACTGCATCTGCGGCATCTTTACAATCCACATGCCAAGGCGGGAAACTTACTTCCCACCCTAGTTCAGCGGCCTGCATAATCAAATCTTTACCTGCTTCATCTCTATCAGGACATACAATTATTCTTTTACCTAATTTTTCTATTAGATGTGCCTGCTCAGGACCAACACTATTACCCTGTATTGCTATTCCATCAATCATTATAGCATCAAATACCCCTTCTGTCACTATAACAATTTCTCTTTCTGTATCTGCGAACTTATCTACATTAAAAACATATCCTGATTGCATATTATGTAAATATTTAGGCGTTGTTTTATCAGGCGGATTAATATGCCTTGCTGTCCAGCCAACTAGTTCACCGTTATAGGTAAAGGGGACTACTAATCTCTGCTTGTACAACTTTTCATTAAAGTATAGCAGTGGATATAGACCAAGTAGTCCTCTTTGTTCTGCATATTGTTTAATAGTATGATCATCATTTAAATCATCTACAGTAACAACATTGTCTGGTAAATCTATTGTATTAAATTTTGCTATAGAATATACATAGTCTGATGTATTTTCTGTTTCTAATTCTTCTGTATATTTTAAAAGTTCAATTGTGACTTTATGTACATCTTCGTCTGTTGCACCTAATCTGGTTGCTAAGTCTTTATACTTTTTGCCTAAGGTAGGGTTAGGTTCCCAACCAGTAGTAAAGCCACAATTAAAACAGTTATAGGATATTTTTGCGCCGGTAGTTATTAATCCGCCTCGTTTTCTTTTATCACTACACATTGGACAATCCATTGTGTTCCAGCCACTAGGTGTTTTACCTGTTCTAACTGGTAAATTATCTAAAAGGAGGCGGTGTACACTCTCAACTAAAAAGTCTATATCCATAGTATTATTATACAGGATATAATGTTAAAAGTCAACTAGTTTCTGACTTGTACTTGGCTTATATTACCTGATGTTGGAGTATGTAAAATTCTAATCCAGTTTGCATTTACGTTATAGTTTCTCGATACTATTTTGCTACTACTTGTTACAGGAATATTACTTTCAAGTGTTACCCAATCTGTACTTAAATTATTCGTATCGGGTACACTTTCAACTAGACTTGCCTGTACATCAATATTTCCAGTATATGCATCTGGGTAGATTGCTATTGTATGTAATGCATTTGGAAAGTTTCTGTCTTGATTACCTGAAAAAGCACTTGTTGTAAAAACATTTGCTGGATCACCATCTGTAGTAGATGCTACTTGTAAAAATGTGTTTGCACTCTGAGTTGGTGTTGGAGATTGATCTATTTGTTCTGTAATCTGTATATCAAAAACTAATCCGTTATTCTGGTCTGAATATACAGGCTTGTCTGTACCTGAAGAATCCTGTTTTGCTATGTAAATTCTATATAATCCTGCTGTGACATTTCTTAAATCGCCCTCATCTAAGACCAATTTAACTTGACCTACATTACTAGTATGCTCTAAAAGTTTATAGAACAAACGTCTTTTAGTTGTAGGATTTATAAGATACGCACTTAAGGTATCACTAAAAACATTTTGTAATTTTCTATCTCTGTTCCTAATACTGAACAGCAATTCGTTTGTTAACCCTTTATGGGCAATTAATTTTCTATTATTCATAGGTCTGTTATCCACGTATAGTCCATCCGTACCAATTACTAAATCGATATTATTATCATATAAGTATAATTTGTGGTCGCTTTGGCTCATAATAAACTCTTTATATTGTACTATTTATCA